GAGAACTTTATCTAGTCTTTGAGCATCTGTTTTAAGAGACTGGTAAAGATTTGCTGTAACTAATTCTGAGAGTATTTCTTGAGAGTAATCATTCAAAGATAATGAATCATTTCCAACAGTACAATGGTACTTGAAAATATTATCAATAATCTTTCTCTGGCTATCCGTAGGATATTTGCCTGGCATGCTAATAAATTGTTTATCATAATGATCTGGTTCAAATAAGAGACAGTGTAGAACGCGCCCTGCTACCAGGTGCGCGTCTGTACTGTCCTCTCTCTGATTCAAAACATAATGACTGTAAAACATTCTAGGTGAAAACAACAGCTTATTAATGCTACTGTAACTAAACCAGAATGGTTTCTTGTAAAATAATTCTAGTTCATCAGAACCAGTCAATACCAGTGGACTCATTTGTTTCTTCTATTTGATTGTTATTTGATACAGGTACAATAAGTAATTCTTCAGTTAATATTTCTGTCTCAGCTTCTACTTGATTAGAATCATTTTCCGGTCCCTTTGGTCCCTCTGGTCCTTCAAGGCCCAAATCATTTAATTCTTCTAGAACTGGTGCACTTAAATCATCCTGGTGTACTTCTTCTATTTCTTCAGAGACTTCATCAAGACCTATAGCAGAATCTAGCACTGGCTTTTTCTCATCATCAAAGTCAATCTCTGCTCTATAGTCAGAGTCAATTGCTACTGCAACGTCTGGTGTTGGAACAATGCTTGCAACGTTAAAAGTAGAACTTCTAGCAATGTTTGTAATAAACCAGTCAAGTCTAGATTCTAAGAGAATATTTAACCACCCTGTAGTAAGAAGACCTAGTGAAGTTAGTTTCTTAGAAACATCATCTGGATCTAAGCAATCCACATCTCTTACTCTAAGACCAAAGTAACTTACCATAGATTTGAAGTTTACATGATTCTTAGTATGACAGCTTGCTATTCTATGACCATACTCTTCTAGTAACATGAGCAAATACAATGCACTCTCTACATAGTTAGAGTTTGCCATGATCTCCATAGCCATGATATGATTATCCTGGTCTGAGCTCTTAAACATTTCACGCAATTGAGTATATACCTCATTAGTAATTGTTACAGCATCATCACCATTAATCATAGCAAGCAACTCAGACTCATCATAAACTGTTTTGTTTTGACAGTCATCAATTAACTGTTTCCACTCATCATGTATATAATAATAGTGGTGAGAAGCTCCAGTAAATACACTAGTAACTACATGACTAGTTATACTAACCTTAGTACTATAATTAAAATATACATTGTCTGATTCTGAAGACAACATAGCTGTACGTAGATTATCTTTATAATACTCATCTACTGTTACTTTATCAAGATACTCTTCAATCTTAGCAATAGGTGCTGTATAATACCAATTACCATATAGTAATCTACCTGGAGTAGCCCTACCTGTAATTATTACATTTGCATTGTCAGGATCCCTAACCACCTTAATACCTTGATTAAGTGCTAAGTCTTTTAGTTTTGCTCTTGGGATATTAACACCTGGCATAAGATAAATTGTATCTCCTTGTGTAGGAGTATAACCTTTACTTAAATTAAATAGTTCAAACTTTGAAGAATCTTCTAGTACATGTTTTATATCTACCGTAAATGCTTCATCATCTTTATCAAAAAATACTGCTCTTTTCATAATTATAAATTAAAGGGGGGCTGTTACACCCCCTTAGTTATTACTGAATTGCCATCTTAACTACGTTAGTATCCTGCATCAAAGCAGCAAACTTAACCTTGTTACCATTTACAATCTCTTTGACCATATAGTATCTCAAGTCATTTGTAAAGCCATCAAACTCTGTAGTTACTTTGGCCAATCTTTCAATCATAGCCTTTGGAACTCCACCTTTGTCAGCAACAGTAAGTGCATAGTTAATTACACGTGTTGCAATAACACTGGATAAGTCAGCACGGAAATCATCACCTTGTCCTACTGAAGATACAATAGCACCTTTTACATATGCTTCATCCTTAGTAAGAATATCTTCAGGAGAAATAATCTTATCTAGCTTGTTATTAATAAACATAGTAAACATACTAGAGAAATCAGCTCCAACAGAACCCTCACCAATCATTTGGATTAGTGGCAACTGTTCTTCAAACTTAGGAATAGAACTAATAGCATTGAAGAATGTAGTAATAGCTCTTGGATTAACACGTTGAGTTACAAGCTCTGGGTGCATCAACATAAAGTTGATACATCTGCCATCAACACCTGCAGTCTCAGCCCACTTAGCCCATACAGGTGCATCATACTTCATCTCAACAGAAATAAATCTGGTCTTCTGAGCTACGTCAAGACTAGTAACATTATAGTCACCATTGTCTGGATTTGAAGTTAAGATAACATGCCAGTTCTTAGGAAGCTTCCATGATACATACTCTTGACGGTCAAGAATCTCCATAGTAGCCTGCATAAATCTGTGGTCAGCACGAGTATAGTCATCCAAGATTAGGAAACCACCCTCACCCTTACCCTGAATCCACTCAGGAGCAGCATGGGACATTCTTTTATCAGCTACTGTATAGCCAGCTTTAAGAGCACCACTTACTTGAGCTTCAGTAATCCATCTTTGTTTACCCTCTTGGTTTCTAACAAGAAATTCTTTAACAGGAAAACCAACAAGGTCACCTAACTCCTCAATCTGAGATAGATTAAGTTTTACAACATCCATTCCTAACTCTTTACCCAATTGTAAAATAGTTGAAGTCTTACCAAGACCAGCATCACCCTCAATATTAACAGCTACAGGAACTTTACCCTGAGCTTGGATGTGCTGATTATTCTTTACCATGTGGTTGATAAAACCTTTCAACTCTTCTGCATTCAATTGTACTGTGTTCATAATGTTTGTTTTTTATAATTCTAATTTAATCACTTGACCTGGTAGGTCTTCATTCATGCCTGATCTTTCTGACAAAACCCATAAGACTTTACTCTTTGGTTTTACAGATGTATAACATTCACCATCAGTAAAATATACCAAGCTTGTATATTTCTTTAGGTTTGCATTGTAATAATCTAGGACGGGATCAAATTCAGTCCCACCTCTTCCCAATACACTGATTTCATTTTTGCCTCTATAAGGCTCAATAGATCTGATAGAAGTATCACCCTGTACCACAGTAATATCTACTCCTGCCTTGTGAATATGATGAATCTCATTCATAAACTCAGTAAGCTCATCATTACTAACTGAACCTGAGGTATCAATAGCAAGTAACATGTGCTGACGCATCTTAATCTTCAGACCTGGATTATCTTCATATCTACGGGTCTCTTTTCTTCTAATCTTCTTAGTAAATACCTTAGTACTTACTCCTGTAAATCTTCTGAGATAACCTTTCCAATCAAATTTAGGTGCAGTAAACTCCACAACCACAATTAGACCTTCAATTTCACCTGGTACATTACCACGTTTCTTTACAGTCTGTTCTTTTGCATCTTGAAGGATCTTCTGAACCTGCTTTTCAATTAGTTTTTTCTCAGCATCAGGCATGTCCTCAAACTCTTCCCATGTAGAATGATCTGGTATGTCTCCATTTGCTATATCATCAAGCAATTTGTCCATTCCTTGATTACCTGTAGTACCTTGTTTATCCTTCTCATCTTGAAGACGGAGAAGCTGGTCATAGTAATATCTACAACCAGCCTTTTTATCCAGTTTAAGATCTTCATAATCCTCAATTCTGATACCTCCTTCTGGCAGCCAAGAGTCTTCAATATACTGATTAATTTCCATATCCATGGCAACATTTGCAAGCTTTTTGTTACTAAAAGAACTAAAACTTACAAGGTGACCAAATGCAATATGGAGTAATTCATGTTTCAGTAAGCCCATTTTATGATCATCACTTAGACCCATCCAGAATTCCTCATTGATGGCTAATTGATAATTAATATTCTGTTTGCTTACTCCTGCAGTTGGGAGATCTTTTCTCCAAACTTTATTCAACATAATGAGAAAGAACCCGTAATAGGGCTCTTTCAACATTAAATCTTTACTTATTTTACTAAGACTCTGTGCTTTGTCCATCATCTCTTATTTTTACATTGATGTCTACTTTGTCCATTGGATACCCTATGCTTCCTAACATACTGGTCAAATCCCGGATGAAAAATTCCAGGAACGTTTCTATTACATGCTTGGCTGCTTTATTATTAGTAATAATACCAAGCACACGTGCAGATGATAATGCTATGGCTTCATCACCAATTACATCAGCAATTCTCTGTGCAGTTTTTGGAACTTCTTTCTTCCATTGTCCAAATGGTTGTCCCGAAAATTTATACAATAATACTAGCTCATTGTTATCAAGTGTACTGTTCTCAATTGCATGAAATGCAACTATGTGGTTATCAGCATCACTTGACTGAAACATGTTAATCAGATTTTTTAATTCATCTCTTGTCATTAGTCTTCAATTTTTAAGGTTTTAATTGCCCATTCTTTTAATTCACCAGATGCAATCATATCTAACCATTCTTTAGCTGAAGGAATGTAATTGTTACAGTCTTCTTTTACATGTTGTTCACCAACATATCTTATATACACTCTTTTACCTTCAGAATTATACATGTGATCTCCAAAGACTTGTTCACATTCAAATATACCTTCACTGTGGTGACGGAATATTCTATGTTTACTATGTCCTATCCATGCTTTAGTTTCATCAAACCAATTATGAATCTTAATATAATCTTCTGGAATACCCCCAAACTTTCTAGCTGATGATACAGCATGTTGATACGGATGTGCCATGTTACAAAGTTTTGTCTACTAGTGCACCTTCATGAATGTAAGTTTCTGTTTGAGTATATCTAACATCATTAATGATTTTATACTTACCAGAAGCAACTATGATACATACTGATCCTGAACCTCCATCATTGTTCCACCAATCTTCAATATCATTGAGTAATTTCTCCTCAACAAAATGTTCAATATCAGAAGCAAGACCAGAATCAAGATCTTCTAATTTCATTGCTTCAGTACCCCATATATACAATTCATCAATAAGATCAAATGCAGATTCTTCATCTTCATGTAATTTTTGTATAGTATAAACTACACCTTCAATCGCACCAGAGTCTCCTCCACCTTCATATTGTACCTTAATACCGGTTACTCCCAAGTCAGCTAATCTGACAAGGGTTCCAATCATATCCATTTCTTTCATACTATTTGATTTTGTAAAACCTGCCAAGGATATTGGCATTTAGATATTCTTCTTTCTCAAGCACTTCTCTTACAAATTGTGATTTAGTCTCATGATATGTCAGCTCTGTCTTTGAGAAACATATCCTAACCATAAATCTCTTTATAGGAATTCCTGCTTTATGTGCATTCTGTAGCACTGCATTACTGCTGTAATAATTTTGATAGTTAGTTTTACTAACAAGAGTGTATTTAGATGCTCTTTTATCTGTCATTGCAGCAATAGCTTTCTTTCCCAGTCTTTTCTTAACTGTAGAATGAAAATTCTTCTTGCCAATATAACGGACTGCTTTACCATCAATGATTGCTTCCATTTCATAAATGAAACCTACAGCACCATCTGGAATTTTGCTGTCACTAAATACTTCACCTTTATATAACCAACTCATACTATCTGTTTTAGTAAAGATAATAACTTATCTCTCACAGGTTCAATACCATGATCTTTGACAGAGTCTGATAAATCCTTAGACATCTCAAGTATTACATGCGGAATATTATACTTATCCTGATATCTCTGAGCAGCTTTCATACCGGGCTCATCATTATCAAACAGTACAATAATCTTAGAATACTTTTCTCTAAGTTTATTTATAACAGATTCTCCAATCATTGTATTCTCACTGTCTGGAGCAATACATTCTATATTACCAATACCTAGTTTCTTAAAAGACAAAAGGTCTTTAAGTGAAGAAACAATCAGTAGATACTTGGAATCATATTGCAGTTGATCCATACCTTGTGTGTAGTTCTGGATCTTAATGAACTTTTTCTCAGGAATCTTTGGCATATAAATCTTATAGAGCTCACCATCATTACGGAAATAACCATAAACATAGGGCCTAGAAAATCTATAGCTTGTTACAGAATCATCAATCTCAGTCTTAGACATTGTAAAAAATTCCAATGGAACTACATTATACTGACTTAAGATACTAGAACTAATTTTAAATTGTGTCCAGTATTTCTGATCAAGTGTGTTCCAGTGTCTCATTTCAAAATCTACAACCTTAAACTTATCATGAAACTGTATAGGACCCCTTACTGCAGGTGCATTGTGTTTTAAATACTCCTGATAATCGGTAATTATCCGGTTAGTGGCCTTAAATCTAGCATCATAGTTAAATAGATACCTAACAAGTTCTACTTGGTCACCTTGAAATCCTGAAGAAAAATCTTTGAACTTATACTTACCACCGTCCTGATAGATAAACATACTTGGCACCTTATCTCTAACATTAAATGCAGAGAGCATCTTAATATTCTGTCCGGTAAGCTTTTCTCTTAAGTTCAGATAATACTCAAATACCCATTCTCTGGGTACTTCCTCCAAATCAGATATTAAATTCTTTGTTGAAATCATAACCAATAAAAATATAAAGGGGGAGTCCCTGATTTAGTCTAAAAATCTCTGTTATACAATAATTAATACTAACCTCCCCCTTTAATGAGTGAATGGTTAGTCTAGACTGAAATCAGATGATGTCTTAGGTTTTTCAAATACATCTTCATCATCCCCAAAGGATTTAACTTCTTTAACTTCTAGTTTCTTAACATGCTTAGTCTCGTCAAATCTAATTACAGAACCAGATTCTTCTTCACCAAATGCATATTTCTTACCTTCAGCTTTTGGTAACCATAAGTCATAGTTTGTATAACCTGTTTTACCTTCATACTCCTTACCAGCTACACAGAACTCAAGATACTTTTCTCTAAAGTCTGCAGTCTTGTTAAATGCTTTAACAAAGTCTTCAATAGTATCATGCTGGCCATCTTGCTCAAGAAACCAAGAATCAAGTTGTAGAGTATGAGCCAAAGTTCTCAAGAAAATCAAGATAGATCTATCTCTCTGAATTTTAACTCCAGATTTAGTTTCACCATCTGCAAATGCATATTGACTTGCTTTAATCCTACCAATCTGACCCTGATATCTTCCTTTGCTCTCATCTTCTTTGTCAACTAGGAAACCCTCAAAACCCTCAATAGGTGCAGTCTCCACATGTAACATAAGATGAAATGCACCGGGAATGAACTTGAAATCCTCAAGCTCAATATTATTAATCTTTAGTACATGATTACCTGGTGTAATTGTTTTTGCTAGTCCTGAGCCTTCTTTGCCCAAATCAGTTGTGCTTAATGCCATTTTTCTTAAAATTAAATTGTTAAATAAAAACTTTGTCCCAGTGAAACTCTAATTCACCAGATTCATTCATCTCTGTTACCACTATTTCCTCATTTCTCAGGTGCTCAGGTCTTGCACCGCAAGTAACCTCTTCACTTGTTTTAAATGATAAAATAGTTTTGTTACCCTTTCTATACATGTAGCCAATTGCATCTGCATTAGCACAGATGAGAGACTTAATCTTACCTGTCAAATCTATATTTGCTGCAAGAACCATCTCTCCCTTATCATCCACCTGTTTGTCTTTAATATGACCAGATAAAATAATATGGGGGGCTAATGTATCAATAAAATCTAAAACCTGAAAGAAAGCTTGTCTTAAATATAAATATCCAGCACCATTAGGCAAGGATAAGACATTATCTCCATCATAGCTTTTACCCATGCTTGTAGCACGGTATAGTTTGATAGCTAACGGCATAACCATATCTTCTAATGCAGTTACAGTATCTATTGTAACATACTTGTATGGCTTACCTGCTTCTTTGATTGCTTTTCCTGCTTCAAGCAACTCTTGTAAAGAAGTAATCTTTACTTTGAGTGCTTCTACATAATCAGCACCATTTTCTAAATCAATTAATAAATTGTTTTCAAGACCAGCAAATGCTGTGGTCTTTCCAGTTTTCGGCTTAGAATAGATAATCAATCTCTTGGGATTGACTCTCTCAGCCTTGACCTTTTTAGTTGGAAGTACTATACTCATGATCCTAATTTTACTGCTAGTTTTTGAAAATCTGCTGCAATTCTTAAGAGAATATCTGAAGTGGTTTCTAATTCCTCTTTAACTTCTTTAAGTTTTGGAATAAACTCATCTTCAAAATCTGGAAATACAGATAAGCTCTGTTGTTCCTTAGGAGCTTCTGCTTTTCTCTTCTCATACAAGTTGTAAGTAATCTCAGAACCATCAGGCATTAAGACCATCAACTCAGACAATGGAATCGTATAAGCAAAATAGTTATCACCATTAAGATTAGTACCCTCTTTTACATCATACTCTTCAGCATAGTAGGGGTTGGCTTTACACTTAAACAGAGCTCTGTCAGCATATGCCGGTTCAATACCCTGTTCTTTACCAGATTCATCTCTGATAATGTCAATAAACTCAATATAGATGTCTTCACCCCTCTTGAGTTCACTTTCAAATAGCTGTACTTGTCTACCATACTTACCCTTCTGAAAGAAGGCAGTCTTTAAGACAAAGAATGGGTCAGCTACTTGAGCTTTTCTAAACTTATCCGTCTGATAAGCAAAGAATTCTCTTTCTCTTTCTTTTCTACTCATAATTATAATTTAAGTTTTGTTGCTTGTGGAGGTGTTTCTATTTCAATAATCCTCATGTTCTCTCTATCTAGCTTAAAGAAGCTTAACCTAGTTGTTCCGTTCCTAGACTTTAAGAAGTGAAATGCAAGTAAATCTTCATCATTCACTATAAATCTTTCAGGACCATAGAACCTAATCTTTCTGATAGAAGGTTTGTTAATACCAAGTACTACATCAGCATGTTGTAATAGAGCATCTGCTCCAAATAAATCAGAATCTAATACATAATTCCCATAGTCACCATCTTTGGATCTGTCTGGGTTATCTATATTTCTATTCAGCTGACTCAAGACAAGAAATGCCACAGGATAATGCTTTTTCATATATGTTAGAGCTTCCCCTAGAGCATATAATACTTCAAACTTATCCTTCTGACCCTTTCCTACTTTAAGTAGCGCTGAGTGGTCAATAGTAACCAGAGCATTTGTGTAGTTTCCATCTTCATCTTTGTAAGCTTCCATATAATAATGTATAGTAGCACACATCTCATCAACAGTACACGGATCATATACTACATCTATGACATCAGTCTCGGCAGTTTGCTCATAGTACTGTACGCATCTTAAGTATAGATCCTTATCCACGGGTTCCCCCTTGCTCATTAATGTATTGTAATCAGAA